TTAACTAACCTGCAAATCCCCCGCTTTGCCTCCAGAGTGTGGACACAATGTGGACATTCCACTGAGAGGATTATAGCTCACAGCGTCCAGTAAATAGTCTGGTGCAAAGTGTGCATAAACCATCGTTTGCGAAATATCCGCATGACCCAAAATTCGCTGTAAGGCAATGATGTTGCCCCCCTTCATCATGAAGTGCGTTGCGAACGTATGCCGCAAAGCGTGGGCCGCCTGTCCATCTGGCAAGTTGGGTTTTGCTTCTTTCATCCTCAAACGGAATGTCTTGTAACTGACTCGGAAAAGCCGCCCTGATTCCCTGTGTTTAATTATCCTGGCGATATCATCCGATATCGGAACAACGCGCCTTTCGCCGTTTTTTGTCAGGGTAAACATGACTCTGTTACCGACAATGTTTTCCGCTTTCAGATTGTATGCCTCCCCCCACCTCGCACCGGTAGCCAACAGCAAAATTGCTATGCGGTAGTAATCACCCATACATAACGACAAAAGCCGATCAACTTCGGTCTGAGTGAGATATGACATTTCGGTTTTGGGTTCTTTCAACGCGGCAACAGACGTCACGGGGTTTTCTCCATGGAACTCGTCGATCTCCGCCATTGACTTGAAAATCCCACTCAAGGCGAAAAGGTCATGATTTATCGTTGAAGCCTTGATCCCCTGCTCCAGCCGGTATGCCCGGTAATCAATAATGCATCGTGCATCAAGCTGGTAAAGCATAGGGTCACCCATATCTTGGCAAATACAGTTAACGGCACTCAATCTGCGATTTGCATAGTTTTTGTTTCGTCCGATCAACTGCCACCAGAGCGCAATAAACTCGCTTAGTTTTCGTTTATCTGCCGGTTTGTTCAGGTAATCATGATTCTGAAATTTGGCAATGATACTGCGTTCAAATGCGTGGGCATCTGCCTTTCTATCAAACTTCCGCCGAATGCGTTTTCCATCGCGCCCGCGCGGCCTTACATCAACTTCGTAGCGTCCATCTTCGAGCTTCTTAACTGACATAGTGAAGCCCTCCAATGGTGAATTCACTATCCTGGTAACAAATAGTGAAAATGTAATGTTTATATAAAGTTAACCAATCTGTTTCCCGGAGTGGTCTGATTGAGTTGTTTCGTGCCCATAGTGTGCGAGAGCCGGTGCGATCTGGCCCCGACTTGGGTCGATCCGATCGTACATGAACCAGTCTTGATATTTGTTGAATCTCGGATGTCCGAAGATTTTTACAGCTGCCTCTAAAGTCATTTTGGATTTATTGCGTTCATATCCGTGATAAGTCGTATAGTTAAGCCCAACTAAATCAACAAGTTGTTGTTTTGTTAGCCTTTCAGAGTCACGGATCAGGGCTAGTTTTTCGCCTTGGGAAATTGACACGATTACGAGTTCTCCATATAGTTACCTACATACGAGACATTTAGCTCAAGTCGAGACAATGTCATACAAGCCATAAATGAACTTAGTAAGCCTCATAAATGGTTAACTTAGGAGTCTAACAAATGACAGAATCACGAGAAATCAATTTAACTTCGGGATCTCAACATTTACGCCAATTCCCGTTAGACAATGCCCGCGTTGCTCGCACGTGCAAAATGACCACCGCGCAGGCTGAAAGCATCCGGGATATGAATACCGAAGAATTGCAAAAACAAATCTTCGTCACGCCAGTTGAGTTTGCTTATCTGACTGGGCGCACGTTAAAGAGCGTTCGCAACCTGATGGACCGCGCACAATTGCCAGTACATCGTGAAGGCATGCCTGGTTCGAAGCGCCCTAAGCGTTTCATCATGCTGCAAGAATATTGGGATGCAGTGGCACACTGCCGCGCCCTGATTACCCCGGAAGAAAAGCACTTCATTGATCGATTGATGCGAGATAAGAAAACATATCGCCGCGTAACTGGTAATCAGCATTCAACGCACAAGCGGCACAGTCACAGCCAGCAACGCCGCATTGCATGACAACAGCGGGTATACAGGTACAGGGATTGAAAATGCTTATCCAGATCAACAGCAAAACAGCAATCTATCGCGGCTTCACAATCCTGAAGCTGCCACGCAAAAAGCCGTATTCACGTCAGCGTTATCAAATAACCAAAGATGGTAATTATCTGGGGCTGGACTTCGGATTGTCTCAAGCTCGACAGACTATCGATCAGCTACATCGGAGGCACTAATGGCAACTTCAACAGCGGCAGTTATCGAAGCTCGAAACCGTTTGAATGCGACAAGGCAAAATGGTGTGCGCACTTTATCGCGTAGTGGTTACGGCCCCGATCATCAATACAGCAGATCGCGTAATGTTGTTCAGGGTATGGCTCTTTCCGATATTGCGCGAAATGGTTTTGAGGTACGTTGTAAAGAAACAGGAATTCAATTTTCAATTCTTCCAGGCGGTTCGATTTGCGAATTATTTTCCGCAGAATTAGATGCGTATTGGAATAACAGCACGCGCTGATTTAATAACGATACTTTGAACTGATCTATATACGGCATTTTTGCCGGGGCTTCGCTTTATCTTTTTTCAGAGGATTGAACATGACCATTCAAACAAATGACCGCGCACACCTGCTTGGGTTGTTGCGTATTAAATTAAACCTGATGAAGAAAGAAAAGCTTTCCACAAATGAAATTTACCGCTGCCTGGAAGATTGGATCGTCAACAGAGAACAGGTCGCAGTAAACAAGGAGCGTAAAAATGGTTAACTCCCCTCTTATCTGGGCGGGCGGCAAGTCTCGCGCTATGTCGCATGTGCTTGATGCTTTGCCCCAAGGTGATTGCCTGGTTGAGCCTTTCGTGGGCAGTGGCAGTGTTTTCCTGAATACTGACTATAAGACTTATATTCTGTGCGATAGCAATGCCGCGCTTATCAATTTTTATTCGATTCTGAAAAGTAACGCTGAAGGTTTGTTGGATGCCGCCGCTGAACTTTTTGAAGGCGGAAATAATAAAGAATCATATTATCAGTATCGAAATGAATTTAATGTATTCAATCGTGATTTTCGTTCTTGCACTGATAATAAAGGGCGCGATAAAAGGCTGTATTATCCTGAAGAGTTTATAAGATTCGCCGCCCTATTCCTTTATCTGAATCGTCACTGCTATAACGGTTTGTATCGTGTAAATGCAAAGAATGAATTCAATGTACCTTTTGGACATCGCCGCAAGCCAATTTTCCCTGTGGCGGAGATTCAGCACTTTACTAAAAGGGCATATGAGAAAGGCGCTCAGTTTCTTTGTGCGGATTTCCGCTACACCATTCCTGTTGCCAGCCGTGTATTTGAAAACACAGTAATTTACTGTGATCCGCCATACCTGCCAGCCAGCGCAATGGCTGATTTCACAGCTTATGGAAAGCCCTTCACGGCAACTGATCACCGTGACCTGGTTGGGGCATTAATCGCCGCTCATAACAATGAAGGTTGTGTGTCCGTTTTTTCAGGTAGTGACACTGCGGACACGCGCCAAATTTATTACCCGTTCACCCTTAAGCCTTTTGAAGTTCGGCGGTCAGTTGGGGCTAAAACTCGTAATCTGGCTGGCGAGGTGATTGGCACTCTGCGTGTCTGTGATTGCTGTGGGCGCGTAGGCGGTGGCTGTCCTGATTGTGGTGCTGCAATGGGCGATACGACTTATTCAGAAATGGTGGCTTCTGGTGCTTTTGAAGATCAGGAGGTTTTCTGATGAATACAGTTGAGGCGGTAGTAACTAAGGTTCTGGACGTGCGCCCATACCGTAATTTCTGGATCACGCGCGTTGAGGTTCTTAGTGAGGGTGGTTACAGCAACACCGAGATAATCGGTTATTCCGAACGTGACGCGCGGGAAGTAAAGCCCGGCGACACTGTGACAATCTAGGGTGAGCCGGTGACTCAGGCGCGTCGTGTTCACTCTATGACTACGGATAAACCGGGCAGCTTTAACGAGGCGACCCGGTACGCCTATCCGTGGAATAGACCCAAACAGGCCATTGCTGTCGATAAGACTCCCGCTGTTGATCTATATGAACTGGGTCAAGAGCAGGAGTTTTTCGCGTGGGTTGAAGATACCCTCAAGCCACTACCTACATTTATCCGCCGCCGCGTTTCCTCCCGCATAAATGCCGTACACGCTGACAAAGGGCGTCACATCGCAAAGTTGACCCTTCGCAATATCGTGGCACGCGACCTTCCCCACGTGCGAGCAGTTACAGAGCAATACGCCGTGCCTGTTGGCAGCGACTGGATCATTTCTTCCGAATTAAACCCACTGTTTCATACGTTTGAAAACCTTCGTGAGCTAACGCGCCGGTTCAATCAGTTGGCTGACAGCACGGACGAAGATATTGATTTACTTGCTCAGGATATCGCTATTTATGCAAATGCTGCCTTAGCTGAAGTTAGTGAAACCTGTGCTGTACTTAGCACTGTGGATTACAGCAAACGAATGCTGCTTGAAGGCTCAAGGCTAATTGCTTACTTCGGGCTAATCGCGCCCTGGGCTTCACGGCGCAAAATGCCACTTGATGAAATGGCCGCTTCAATTCGAAAAATTCTTGATGATCGTTTTTGGTCACGCCTGCTGCGAAAGTACGCGCGCCGCTGGCGTGAACATCTGCATATTGCCTTTGGTGATGTGCGCCGCGATGTTTCCCCCTATTGCAGCAAAAATCACGTTAAACAGTGGGATGCGCGCCGCAAACGTAGCAGGGAAATCATGAGCCGCCTGGAACTTGAAGATCAGGTTACGGGTGAGCGCATGTCGCTGATAGAGCAGATTGATAAAAGCGTATCGAACCCTGAAAAACGCCGTGTAGAACTTATGACGCGTATTGGTGGTTTTGAGAAGGTGGCAACGGAAAGCGGTTATGCCGGAAGTTTCTTCACGCTCACGGCCCCATCTAAATATCATGCCTATACCGCGTTTGGACACCGTAACCACAAGTGGAACGGAGCAAGCCCACGCCGTTCACAGCGGTATCTCAATCAAATTTGGCAACAGATTCGCGCTGAACTCGCACGCCGCGAAATTCCTGTTTTCGGTCTTCGCGTCGCTGAATCCCATCATGACGGTACTCCGCACTGGCATGGCCTGCTGTTTACAGCCCCAGAGCACACTGCGGAGTTGAAAGAGGTTATGGAAGACTACGCAACGCGTGAGGATGCGGAAGAGTTAACTGGCAAGTCTGGTAAGCAGCCCCGCTTTGAACTTAAGCCGATTGATCCAGCTCTTGGTAGCGCTACGGGTTATGTCGTCAAATACATCTCAAAAAACATTGATGGTTACGCTCTTGACGGCGAGAGCGATCATGAAAGTGGACGCCCTCTGAAGGAAACCGCTAAGCACGCAACTGCTTGGGCGTCATGCTGGGGTATACGGCAATTCCAGTTTTTAGGGGGAGCGCCAGTGTCAGTCTGGCGTGAGCTGCGTCGCCTGAGAAATCAGGAGTTAGCTGACAAAGTTAGCCCTGTCTTTGGAGAGCTGCATCGCGCGGCTCATGCGGGAGATTGGCAGGGTTACATCACTTTGCAGGGTGGCCCTTTTGTTTCCCGCTCCAGGCTTGTCCTCCGCGCCTGGTATCAATACAAAAACGAGCCGACCAGCTACGGCGAATATCAGAAAGCTATTAAGGGTCTGGTTATGCCTGCGTCCAGCATTCCCCCCGTTGAAACGCGCCCCCATTCTTATCGCATTGTGAAGATGAAACCCAAATTTTCAGACCGCGTAGATCCGGTTTTTGACCTTAAGGGTGCGTCTGCGCCCTCTTGGACTCGTGTCAATAACTGTACCGAGTATGAAAAACACACAAATCGATGGGCGGTAAATCCACCGCCAGAAGAACCAGAGCAGTATGAAATTGGTCAAATGAGCCGTGAACAGAAAAAGCGGCTTAATGAGAGCATCAGAAACTACAAACCAGAACGGCAGAAATCACCTGCCGATGTATTTGAGTCGCTTGCAAATGCTATTACCGCTTCAGATTGCGATCAGGCAGATCTGGCGCGCGCTGAAAATTACATGAAAGTGGCGGCGGCTATTCGTGATGAATCGGCAATCAGGCGGATAAGCATTGCGGAGGTTGCACCAATGACGGAACACCTTCGCCGCCAGCTTTCTGCCTGGGGTATAACTTCTCAGCCTGACATACATGCTCTGTGTTGTGGGGCAAGAGTTTCTTTCGGAGATCGACTAGTTCACCTGGATGGTGGCTATTTGATAGAAGAAACCAAAACGTCTTATTGTAGGGCGAAGACTTGTAATGCGGAGCTATCTCAGGATGATAAAGCATATGGTGACGAAGGGTTATGCTTGGCATGCACATCAAAGGTTAGCGGTGCGGAAGTCATTGAACAACGCCGCATTGATGCCGAGAAAAAGCGAAAAACCGAAATAAAACAGGAAAATGATGCGCTTCTTGAACGGCTCAGGGTTGCACTGATCAAAGGAGGCTCGCGTGGGCAAATATTATGATGATTATGAGCGGGAAGCTGACTATCAAAGCTGGGTTTATTATCGCGAGTCATCGCATGAAGACCGTGAATCACGGCGTACACATGTCCAGCCCGGAGAAAAACTGAGGGAGAATGTGCCGGAGGCCAAGCCGCAACAACCTCAGCCAGTGAATGTATTTCGTGATTACCCGGAGCATCAGGCTCAGATTAAAGCCGCAGAAGAAAAATATTTTGCATCAAAGGGACTGGTGCGAAATTTAGAGGATGATCTCGACAGTAAGTAATCCTACGCATGCCCTACTCCATTTTCTGAAGGCTGCGAATCATACAGACATTGAGGGTTGTTTTGAGGATGGTTACTGCTCGTACTTTGAATTTAGTTCGAAAGGATAAGTTGATATGCCCCGTTTCCGGGGCATTTTTTACTTTTTTACTACTCGAGCGTTAGTTGCTCGGGACTGCAATTGTACAGTGTAGCTAGCCGCTCAAGGTTGTCTTTGCGAGGACGCTCAGACTTTTCGAACTCGGACACTGTAGATTGCTTAATTCCCAATGCTTCAGCGACTTGCTTTTGTGTCAAGCCTCTGTAAACACGCCATGCAGCCTGCATGGTGCAACCCTTCTCAGAAAGAATGTTGATAACTTCGTTTGGATATCGAACGTTATCAGATGTGCCGGCTTCGTTTTGAACAGGCTCGTATAACTCTGCGATATCACTATCACGGGTCAATTTTTCGAACAGTTCAATCGGCACAACAGCAGAAATTCTTTGACCTCTACTGTCTGTGATGAATTGAATGTTAGCCATCACTATTTAGTCCTACGTAGATTGTTAAAAAATAATGATTTTTAACTTATGCGTCTTCGACTACCTATACCGATAGATATAATTTTCACCATGTAATACTCCTCATCAATTGATTGAAATTTAAAATTTTTTCTCTTTAACATCTACCGTTTGAGTTGACGGGGCGGGGTTTCCCCCGCCACACATCAATATGTCGTGGACGTTCGGCGCAAAACGCGCTGAATCTCGATCACCACTGGAGCATTGCTGCTTAAGGCATACAACACTCTGTAGTTTCCAACCCTCAGCCGATACTGACCATCGCCATCAGTGAGCTTTTTAACATCAAGCCCTTTCAGGTCTGGATATGACTGCATCGCATTGACTTTCTCGCGAACAGCTTTCTGATCTTTTGGTGGTAGTGAGCGTAAGTCCTTAACGGCCTTACCAGTCCATTGAATGTTTGTCGTCAT